GTCGTTGGATTGATATTGATGTTTGGTATCGCGCTACAGATATCCAATGATGTCCCACCATGAACCGCAGAATTGACTTGAGCTAAAAGAGTCTGCAACTGAGCATTAGGTATCTTGGAACCCCATCGATTAAGAAAAGCAAGTACTGCAGATGGAGAGTAATGAGCAGCTTGAAGAGAAGCGATATCGCTCTGAAGAGAGAATACCATGGATTCAGTGTGCTGAATCTGAGATAGTATTCCTTTAAGTTCAGGTATTTGAGAAGCAAGTGTTAAGAGACCTGCCTTCTTATTCGAAAGTAGTCCAAGTATCGAATTTCTCTGAGAATTTAATTGACCTAGCGTGGAGTTACTTCCGCAAGTAAGAGTGATGGAAGGAAGTCCTGGAAGTGTCGGTATGGAAGGTATAGTAGCCATAGTATTATAGTATTACCTTTCCTGATGGTGACATGATGATGTCTCCGCCGCCTGCGACCATTGTAGCGGTGCTTCCAGAAGAACCTATTGTGGCTGAACCAGAAGATTCCATATTCATGGATCCACCAGCAGAAGCACTGATATTGCCACTTGGATTCAAGGATAAGTTTCCGCTGACTGAGACTGATTGATCTCCACCAAATGATTCAGATACACTTCCACCAGTTGTGACTGAAAGAGTTGAACCAAACTGTTGAGTGACCGCTCCGTCAATCGCCATGAGTAGAGTATTTGGAGTCTCAATTGACATATCCAAGCTTGAGACAAGTATAAGGTGACCGCTTGTCGTAACCTCAAGATGGCTTCCAACGTACTCTTGCATCGTACCTAATACGATACTACTACCGTTACCAGAGACTGTGAGGTCACTGTTCATACCAATCGTTTCGGATTTATTACCATCACGAACGATCGTGGTATCACCGCCAACTCGAGAGATTCGGTTTGAGGCTACGTTTGATGCCATTTCTTGGCCGATCTCAAACTGTTCAGAGAGACCTACCTTGGATTGCCTTGAACCCTTGATGTACTCTGTCTTATTTCCCTCAACCTCTAAAAAGTAATTACCCTTGACTAAGTGACGGAAGTCTCCATCGACTGTCACGTTCATATTGCCCTTGATGTAGATATTATCGTCACTGAGTATGACTGTGTAGTTGTTACCTACGATCGTCATGGTCTTATTTCCAGCTGCATCGATCTCAGTATAAGTTCCAGACTTATGCATCTCAAACAATCTCTCATATCCTGGAGTATCATCAACTTCCTTTACATGACCAGACTCAGAATGGAATACCTGATTCTTTGGATACTGAGGATTTACAACAGTGCTTACGTCCCAGTTACTCCAGGTGTTTCGAGTATAATAGGAGTCTGCCTCATCGACTGCGACTGAACTTACATGAGGAGGTATCGCAGTCTCGATCGAGGTCTGCCTTAAGTCATTCCTGATCACGTAGCTTGTTGCTTTTGTATAAGATTGAGTTGCTTCTGTAGGCGTATCAATCTGGCCAGGCTTTGTTGGATAGACATTGTCAGGATCAGAGAATCCCTTTGTTGGATCTCCGCCTGTTGAGATTGATGGAATCGTTCCTAGTACGATTGGATCTTGAGCTGAAGGACCATCGCGAAAGAAACCGATCACCCATGAACCTTGGAGTACGCCTGTTGCAGAGATACCGATTCCAGACATTGAGGCCGATTGAATCGGAGTCATGACTAACGCCCAAGGGAGCGATTTCGTTGGAATATCTGCTTTATTGTCTGTGTGATAGCCAAAGCAACGAACACGAACTCGTCCCATTTGCTGAGGATCTATGATGTCCTCCACGACGCCTGTGAACCAAGAGAAGTGTCCACCTATGAATTGATCGAATGAATTATTGGTATTAGGGTTCATGATGTAGCGGCTAGATCAAACGAGAGTGCGTCTTTCTTTACCTTAAGGTCCACTGTGTATTCTTCTGCAAAATTATGAACAACAGAAGTTACTAGGTAATCACCAGAGAAGAAGATATCCTTCTTTGCGTCTCCCTTTGAATTCGAGTTCTTTGTCTTAATCTTAGGATCGATCGAGGGAGGTAACTTTAAGCTTATCACTGTTCCAGATACTAATTGAAAATCTCCAGCAAGAGTTAAGTCATGAGTGAGCGTCTCAAGGTTCTCAGTGTATGATTGAGCCGTATTGATCGCCATGTTCTGAGTCGAAGAATTATAGTTATTATCCGAATCGAAAGCCATGCTATTGATTGAGATATAATTGATTCGAGAATCTTGATATTTTGATAGGCTATCCACAGTATTCTCTGGAGTAAAGGTCTTGGATAAGACTGGATACTTGTCTATGACAGACATCTTCGAGAAAGCTGAGCTATAATCAAAATTCTGTTGAACGTAAGACTTTGTTGCAAGATCTACGTACTGGCTCTTTGAGGCAAAGGCTCCGTTCTTTGCGGATATGAACTTTGACATCTTGAGGTCTGAACTGATCGTCAGTATCCTTCTTGCTCTCTCATCGTATGCTTCCTGAGCAGTCTTTGGATTATCTGCGACATATTGAAAGAACTTTGCGTCTTGGTATTCTCGATAGGATTCTAGAGATACCATATCCGATTGACTCATAAGATGAATCACGCCATCAAGAGTTTGAAAGCAATAGTATGGACTCCCTTTGGAATCGTATGATCTACGAAGCGCCCAATTGATCGCGTCAAGAGGACTTAGGGTAGGAGTAATGAAGCTAAGATTAGGAGAAGAAGAAACAGAAATGTCAATAGAATCTGTAGGTACATCGAGGTCCTTTGTTAATACTTGAGTTACGAAATCATTTATTGTGCCTGAAAAAGCTCGCGATATCTTTTTAAGATTTGAAATAAATGCGTGTTGAGTAACTCCTCGGATTGTATAAACTTGAAGCCTCGTATCGTACTTACCAAGCAAAGGATATTCGCTTACATAAAATTTAAGATCAATCTTGACTTGATCATTCGAACCAAACTCGGTTCTTGCTAATACAACATTGATCACTTCTTGCCCAGTCAACTGAAGTTCCTCGATCAGATTCAGAGGATCCTTCACGTTCATGCTCAGAACTAATGCAGTTCTGTAGATACTCTCAGTGATTGAGAAATCAGTCACCAGAGCCTTGATGTCATTCTGCTTTCCAGCATGATTCGTGATTGTGATTTGCTGGATAGAGTACGCCGTTGGCACGAGTGCCTGCGACGTATTGACTGAAATGTTGGAAATATTAGCCATTGATTAGCTTACTGAATGTCTGAGCAAAATCATAGATCTCATCTGGACGAACTACTCGAATCTGAAATCGAGCATCATTCAATGAATTCTCGTACTCATCATTTGTGACTGCGGTTAATTCAGAAGCTTCAACTCCTGGTTGAACTCCTGCCATCGTCTGAGACTCATCGATAAACAAAGAATTATAGACCGTGAGTCCATTCGCATCTACATAATGATGTGGCGCATAACGATATGGAACAATTGTATATGAAGATACGACACTCTGAGAGATTGATCCTGTGATTTGTTCACTGACAGTGATATCACCTACGGTACTTCCAATGAAGTTACCAGTTACCTTTCCTACGATCAATTGACTTAATTGTGCGTCTTTCTTTACGAGTGTTCCTGTTGCTCCTGATTGAGAACCAGTGACAGTTTCGCCGATTTGAAATCTTCCTGAGAGTGAGTCACGATAGTCTAATATCGTTCCATAGATGTCACGCTCGATGCTTGGACGAGTGATGATACATGTGCCATTGTACTCGTTGCTCATGTAGTCCTCGAACTGTTGACCACTCATGGGCCAAGCTGCAAGTCCACCCTGCTTTAAGGAATCATTACAAACGAAGAAAGTCCAATAGTACTCTGGAGTTCCATAAAGAATATTTGAGACTATGTCAGGACGATCTCCATCGTTGATGGTATAATACTGATAAACGGAAATATCATCTAAGAAACTCTTATCTGGAGTGACGTACCGAAATATATCGGTGATATTCGTACTGATACCATTGTTATTGAAATCGTACTTTGTCTTTGGAAACTGACGAAAATATGGCATGGATTATAAGAGAGTAAGGATTTCTGTACGATTGAGAGCCTTGGATTCTTGGAAGCCAAGAGCGATGTCTACCTCAAATGGACTACCATCATCGTGGAATATGTTTGTTCCAGCGTTATACGTGGATGTCATGGCCTGAAGGTAGCAAGGATATATCTTTGGAATATAGGTATTTTCTTCACCATCGATGTTATAGAACTTTAAGCTCCAGAGTGGTGGATACTCAAGGATCACATCATCACCCTTCGCGTACATATATGTTCTGAACTGCTTTACGATGTTATTGATAGTGTCAGATTCTGCCTGTGTCTTTGCAACTAATTTAAAGGTAAAGGCAAAGCTTCGAACTGATGAACCTTGGAAATTCGTATTCGTGTTTGGAGCAACGAGTTGCTTTGTGCTGAAGTCGATGATGTCTGCGATATTATCTTGACGAGCTGTTCTAGCTGCGATTGATGCTGCGGCAGCCACATTTAACTTCTTTGCTTTATCCAGAGTGCTTGAGGCTAAACCTCCAACACCGGCAGTTAATGTTCCAACAAGTCCTTGGCCTGTCTTTGCCTGATTGATAGTTTCTTTTGCGATATTACCAATGATTCCTAGGCTAATCGTGGAATACACCATTGAGTCTGAGAACGTAAGTCCTGGAGGAACTGGGATGTAGATGTCTGCAGCTGCAGCTTCTGTAGGTATCGAGAAGCACATGTACGGATACTGTTGTGTCGAATCCCGAAGCTCAGAAGGAAATACGTAGAGTGGGGCTGAAGCCATAAATAGTAGTTTCAGCTATTTATATGCAAACTTACAAAGGTAAATTCAGTCCTCGCAATCCCTCGAAATATAAAGGTGATCCAACAAAGATCGTATACCGGTCTCTCTGGGAGCGTCAGGTCATGAGGTTCTTTGATGAACAACCTGACATCATTTCCTGGAACTCTGAGGAAGTGGTCATACCATATCGCTGTAAGACGGATGGAAGACTACACCGCTACTTTGTAGACTTTAAAGTTCAATTCTCAGATGGAAAGACCTTTTTGATTGAGATCAAACCTGCAAAAGAGACTGTTCCTCCAAAGAGACCTAAGAAGCAAACTCGGAGGTACATCACTGAGGTCATGACCTATGCCAAGAACTATAGCAAGTGGGAAGCGGCCGAGCAATACGCGTTGGATCGTGGCTGGGAATTTGTGGTCTGGACTGAGGATACTCTAAAGAAGCTGGGTATTACAATACTTTAAAAGGCTTATAAATAGAGGTAAGAATGGCTTCCCTATTTAATACTCTTCGGACAGAATTACAGAACTCAGGCTATAGAATGCGTTCTCAGAACGCGCGCAAGTGGTTTGCTGAGAGAATCAAAGAATTGAATGGAAGGATCAACCGTAATGCTCTCATGAGGGATGAGGCATTAAAACTAAGATCTCAACCTATCTGGGGTCACATGTTCATGTTCGTTTATGATCCGAAACTGAAAGACACCTTACCTTACTATGATAGATTCCCTCTCGTGATTGCCTTACAGAAGGCTGAGGGTGGATTCCTAGGGTTAAACCTTCACTACCTTCGTCCTGATATCCGAGCTAAGTTCTTGGATAAACTCATGACCACTATGTCAGATAAAAAGCTCGATGAACGGAGTAGATTAAGAGTTACATACAGACTTCTATCTGCAGTTCGTAGATTTAAAGAATTTCAGCCTTGTTTAAAACATTACCTTTCGGATCATATCAAGAGCCGTGTTGCTCAGGTCTATGCTCCTGATTGGGAAATCGCAATCTTCTTACCAACTGAACAATTTGCAAAAGCAAATAAGACTCGTGTCTGGAGAGAATCCCAACAAGCATATCGATCCACAAAATAATATATGGCTACAAGTATCAATGATTTAAAGTCAGTTATCTCAAAAAGAGGTGGTGCAGCGGCTCAGGATCGATTCAAGATCGAGGTCACTCCTCCATCCGCAGTCGCAGGTGATACTCGTGACTTCACTCTTCTTTGTGAGAGTTGCACTCTTCCAAGCCGTCAAATACTGACTGCAGACTATCAATCCATTCGTCAAGTTCAAAAGATCGCAATGAGTTATCTGAACGAAGAAGTAACCTTTAACTTCATCATGACGAATGACTACGTCGTTCGTAGCATATTTGATCAATGGGCTTCTCAAGTCATAAACTTTGATTCATATCGCGCAGGCTATCAAGGCGACTACGGCGGCACGATCAACATCTATCAATTAGCAAAAGCGAGTTCCGGAGATGATAAAGTCGTCTATGGAGTTCGTTTAAAGAAAGCTTTCCCAACAACTTTTAGTTCGATCGTTCTTGATAATAACGCAGCAAATACTGTTCAAAAATACTCAGTGACTGTCGCTTATGAGGACTATGAAGTACTCTCTTGATTGAATTTTTTATAACCACTAAATCATAACATACTATGGCACTACCAATCCTTGAA